CTGACTGCCAACGCTTGCGTTTGCCGCCAAATGTTTGGTAGCACCAAGTATCAACCTCGTATCTCTGCCTTAATTCCACTTGAACGTGGTGACAGTAGATTTCTCGCTGATGACGATTTAGATATTTGAGATAAGACATGTTATTTCCAATCAGAAAAGAATTTATGAAAATCAGCTTCACTGACGCTATTCACGTCTTCGCCCGCTGGCATCTGCAAACTTTCATGCCCATACTTGGCCAGCTTGCGACCAGCAGCATCACGTTATACCAAAATCGTTTTATTTAGGTAATAAACATAGTACACAAGGATGGTTAGACGGCGATCCGAATTCTTCTTCTAACTTAGTGTATTTGACTGCTAAAGAACATTTTATTTGTCATTTATTATTAATTAGGATGACGAATGGAAAAGCAAAAATGATGATGAGTTTTGCTTTGCGGGCAATGCGTTCTTGGAGAAATAAAAATCATAAACGATATAAAATATCGTCCATATGGTACGAATTAAGCAAAGTTACTAAGATTTCTCATTCTGAAGAATCTCGAAAGAAGATTAGCGAGTCTGGATTAGGCAGAGTTCCGTGGAACAAAGGATCAAAAGGAAACATTCCCTGGAACAAAGGAAAAGTTGGTGTTTCAGAAGAGACTCGAGAAAAAAATGAGTAAAGCAGCGTCGAGCCGAAAGCAATCTCAAGAAACTATCCAAAAACGAAGTAATGCTGTTCGAGCCAAAAAATTAGATCCTAGTTATCAGAGACCAAAAATTTCACAGGAACTAAGAGATCAAATTTCTGCTAAATTAAAAGGAAGAAAGTTATCTCCTGAAACATTAGCGAAGCGAAAGTCAACAGTTGAAAAGAAAAAATTAGAAAAATTATCTCAAAAATTTTCCGAAGATTAAGTTAAACTGCTCATCAGACAATGAACCAACATCTTCTTTTTCTGGAAGATATATTACTTCGTTACCGTATTTGGCTAATTTTTTACCAGCAGAATCTCCATCGCAAACTGCAATTAATTTGTGTGGTAACACACTAATCCAATTACGCAAATGTTTTGGGTCATTTGAAATGACTGCTATAGACTGCAAGCCGTGCCACGATAATCGGCAAGAATCAAATACGCCCTCTACTAGGAACAGATCACCGCCCCGCCAATCCACACTCTCCAAACCCCACACACCCACCTTGTTCTCGCCAAACCAAGTGTGATAGCGGGTATGCTCGCCATTGTTGTGCAAACGTGGTGCACCGGGCTCGTACTTTTGGTAGCCCACCATTTGCCCACTGAAATTCCACATGGCAAAGGTTGCGCTCACACCTTCCTCAATCCATACTCCACTGTATCGATCAGGATCAAACCAGCGGCTCAGTAGATGTTCGCGCATAATCTTATATTAGCACATTAGGAATCAGATGTCAATCAGATTAAAAATTTCATCAAAAACAGCAGATGCTTCTGATCGTCCACAATTTCATATGATTCATATGTTGGTTCGAGTAGTCTCACACCAAATTTATCTTCCAACCATTCATCAAAATGTTTTGTATTCTGAATGTATTTTACATTGGAGTCCTTGTACATGTCATAAAAATATTCAGATGCTCTCACAATGCGACAAAATTGTGTCATATTTTGTTACACTTTATAATCTACAATTTCAATTTCAAACTCACCGGTCTGTTTATGGGAAGATTCCAGCTGTCGTGATCGTCTGTATTCTACTGCTTGATCATAGTCTGCAAAGGCTTGCTCAATTACCTGAATCTGATTGGCTTGAGTGAAAACAACTAGATAGATTTTATTCATAAACATTTCCTCTCCAAATTTATTAGATCATCAATTTCATCCAAGCAGCGTCTGATTCTCTTTCAAAGAGCACAGTGATGAACTTGCTGTGAGCTTGGTATCTGTAAGGACCAAAATTTTGCTTGGCAAATTCTTCAAATGCAGCTGACAAATATGCTCGTCCAGCATAAACAACAAAATTACCAGACCGAGTAGTTACCCATTTAGAATCAATTGGGAGTCGAACTTTGTGTAGTCTGTGCATGTTAGTTAGATAAAATCTTCCACATTAATTCGGCGTCAGTCATCATGTTTTTCCTGCGATTCTTTGCCCACTCTGTTTCAACACCAGCCAACCGTTCCAGCTGCATGCGAGATCCACTGAGTGAACTGTAGCATTTATGGTACAATTTGCCTTTGAACACAATGCGTGGACTGTAATCGTCTGCTATGTAGCCCACTCGATCGCCGTTCACGTAGAGGGTCCAATAACTTCTGCCGCCTCTTTTAGTCCTCTTCCAAGTTGCGTTCATATTTTTAAATTGGACCACTCAATTTAAGTATAATATTATCAGTAGTCAGTGTCAATCACACACCAGCCAAAAATTGGGTCAGATTGTTGCCACACAGAGTTAACCAGAAACTGGCTTTTGAATCAAATATCCAGATACTTTGTAATGTCTGTTGTTTGAGACCGTTAGAGCTAGTGATTATAAACCAGGGAAAATTCATGCGATACAGGGACTGTGTTAGTTTGGGGGTCATTATGAGATTTTGATCTGTCAGCGTACATTTGAATGATGGAATAAATTCTGGTTTACAAAGCATCTGCCTCAATCCTGGCATACTAAGTCTCCATTTGTGACTGTCAATGGAGTTGTGCCACCATATTTGTTTGTATGACTTCAGTGTGGTGTTATCAGGCATCAGGCGATTTTTTTCCTGATAATGCTGATACATCTGCTCACTGAATTCATCTCTGGTCATGGGAAAATCTGTTGTCCTTGGTTCAGCAATACCACAGTAAAATCCTGACTGTCAAATAGTGTATTCAATTTTCGAGCCAGGTTCACGGCATGACCAGGATTAGCAAAACTGGTTTTTCGATACTTCGGTCCTGGATAGCTGATCAATGTATTCACTGTTTTGAGGTTTATGGGCTGGCCCTGGTAGAACACCGCCCAGATCCCCTGACTTGCTAAAATCTGTTCACTACGATAAAGTCCCTGTGATTTTTCTATAAGAATTTGAGGTTTAGGTCGGCTCATTGATAAAAATCTCTCTGAGGTATTTATAGAAAAATTACCAAGTTCCGCCGTTTAAACCTCCAGAAGAATCAGGCTTTTGAGCCAGGAGTTGATTTTGCAGTGCAGATATTTTATCCAGCAATGCAAATACTTCATTATGCAGCAAACGAGCTTCAGTAGCAGTCAGAGTAATATTACTGGTTCGGTTTAGGTTCAGTAACTTTACTCGATCATTGAGCAGTTTGATATAAGGGGTCATTTTGGATAATTTGATGGCGTGCTAACAGATCCTGTTTGTTCATGTAGGGGCCGTAATAGCTGTACCGATCCAGCGTGATCAGTTTGGGGCAGAACATTCTTTTCCAACCCTGTTTGTTTACCAAATAATATCCGGCACACAATTTACTCTTGCTATCTGCGTCAGAAGTAAACAGCGGCAGACGACGATGAACATCGAATTCAGGATTGTGTGCTGGGTTGCGAGTTGGATAACCAAAAACATCACAGGATTTTTCTGGTTTGGTTACTGTGATTTCCTGCCATTCGATGTCAAAATCATGCTCAATGTCTTTGAGTTTCTGAAACTGTTTGGTACCATTGGGAGTTTGTAGAACTACGCCTTGTGCATTGACGGTGATGTTACCTACCTTGCGGCCATTGTGTTGTACAATCCAGAATGTGTCGGAAACATTTTTGGCTGTTAGCTTAGACATCTGAGTTTTCCTCCTTGTTGGATGAATTGTTTTCTATTAGGTTTGTGGCTCTGATAAATCCCTGATTCCAGCCACGAAAATACCCAGCATAACTGGAACAAAAAGCCAATGTGAGTAATGGTGCTAACTCTCTTAGCAATTGAGATGTTTGAAAATTGCCAGTGAACAAATCTTGTAAGGTCATATTATTTTTCTGGTATTCCTGCGGACAAACTGGCGATGACCACCAGTTGCTCTAGTGAGTCTGTAAATGTTTTGAGTGCGTCAGCAACTGCGGGCGAATCTTGTGCTTGTTGACGCCAGATATCCTGTTGTTTTCTTTGTTTGTGAATCCATTCCACGATTTCTCTTCCACGAATATTCCATGAAATACTATAGTGAGTATTGGGTATTTGATGCCACAGCCCGTTGGACACGAATCCCAGTCCATACCCTTCTCTCCAGCGTACCTCTCTGAGAGAGTCTGAAATATAATCAGTACAGATACTACTAATGGTAGTATCTGTACTGGTTACTTCGATAAGACCAGTGTTATCCTGGATATAAATTGATCTAGTGCTCATTCTGGTAATGCTGCTCCCAGTATTTGGCCCCAAGTGGAGGCCTGTTCGCTCAATCGGTTGAGATCAAAACGACCACAAAACTTCAAAAACTGAGCTCCCACCATGGGGCGGTTCAGCGATTGAACTGAGTTGATTGTTTGTTGTATTTTTTCACGAATATGATCAGGTTGAGCACTGAGATCCACCAGAACTCGGTTGCGATGATAATCATCCAGTACACGATGCTCGTTGCCCTCGTGATCCACCCAACGCTGAAGCATCAGGTTGTTCCAGGCCCAGCCCTGAATTTTACGGTCAGCAAATGCTTCAGTCAGACCCACTTTGTTTTTTGAACCCTTGGTTCGCACGCCCGGATAGGCGCTGAACACGTTGTCAGTGGTGTCGCCGCGTATACACTTTTCAAACAGCAACCATTCAGGATCAGGTGTAGTTTTGGGCAAGCCAGTCTTGCGATCTTTCACTGGCTTGCCCAGACGATCAAAGATGCCTTCCAGAGTAATTAACTCTTCAGAAACACCATTGTACTGGCGAACATTGGGAGCCAACAGTTGAACATAATCGCTGTCACTGCTCACAATCACATGCTGATCATTGGGTCGGGATTGAATCCATCCAGCAATGAGATCATCAGCTTCCAATGCAGAGTTTTGTAGCACAGTGACATTGGTGCGATCTCGCAGGAATGCAGCCAATGAATCGTTTGCATCCCAGAACATCTGATCTTCAGCCTGCTGGGCAGGAGTGGCTGCGTTGCGAGCATCAACACGGTTGCGTTTGTAGGGTTGATAAAAATCTTTGCGCCAGGAGCGACCCTCTAGTGCAATTACCACATGATTGGCCCGATGTTGCCGCCAACAACTGGCAATGCTGCTCAGTGTTACGTGGATAGCCAATCCCACTTTTTCTTCTGGGGATTGAGCCTTGTGTGCTGAATGCCGAGCACGGTAGAACGTATTTGCCAAATCTACAATCAGAAATGTCATAAAAGTATTATAGCAATTATTGATATCAATGTCAACCGATTTCGGTTCGGCCGTTACCTAAATCTCTACGAGTCACTCGGTTGGTGGGATCGGCTTGATCCTGCTCCCAGGTTTCATCTACAACATGCCGGCAGATACCTCTGAACCATTGATCCACTAATTGTTCTTCAGTTTCCCCCTGATAACCACTTACCAACAGTTGTTTGATAAAGTATTCATTCCAGTCCAATTCAAAACTCCCCAGTGTGGGATTTTTGGGATCAAAGTCCAGACCCAACACATTCACATAAGGACGTTTTTCAGCAGTGGCTTGTTCTTTGGCACTCAACACCGCAGGTTCAGGTTTGGGCTTGGGAATTCGCTTGGCCCTGGGTTTGGCTGGTTTCGGTGTTTCAGCTGGAGGTCCAGGCTCAGGCAATGGCTCAGAGTTCCAGGGCCAACGTATCTGTGCAAATTTACTGAGAATGGGCATTACCGACTCCATTTCATTATTTTTAGCATATTTTATAGCCCCCACTTTGTTACTAAATTGTAACCTGCTTTTTTAATTTGATTTTCTATCAACATAGTTTTTTCGTACAAATCTTTCATTTTAACTTTAAGAATAGGGTGAATTAGTTCTGGATCAAAAGTGTAAATGCATCCATGCCAAAATTTTCCATGATATAAAAATACTGTATTTGTTTCAGGATCAAAACCATCAACGCTATACTTTATATCTTCTAACCATTTTTGCCTAACTGGTACCTCCAATGAGTCTAACCATTTTGTTTCATTTTTTGAAACGAATCTTGCTCTTCCTGCATCAAATTGCTTTTTTCTTGCAATTTTTATCATCTTTAGTCCTGCATTACGTTTGTTTTCTTTACCACAATGAGGACATCCAACTCCGACATTTAACGAACTCATCCATTGACTAAAATATAAATTATGCTTCTTACAGAATATATTGTGTAGTTTTCTATCATCTAATAAAAAAGAATCTTTAAAACACAATTCCTTTAAGATAGATTTATATTTTTGTTTTCTATCGTCAAGAGTAACTTTGACTTTTCCCTTTTTTTCTTCGTGATATCCTTTTTTACAACAATGTCTATTTGGTTTAAGTAAACGATATGCGTAAATCTCATTTGTTCCATGATGTTGACATTCAACAGTAACTTTATTCTCCACTCCTTTGTACTCGGACAAAATTTTTATCTTAGGGTTAACTTCAGCAACTTTTTTATGAACTCGTCATGAGTATAAGAACCTTTTTTCATATCCCCATCCTTTCACAAATATTTAGTAAAGGATGGGGATATTTTTACTTAGACCAACTATTTCCCCACAGATCCACATGCAGTCGAGGACTGTAGTAGTAACCACGACGCATGGCTTCTTCAGCAATATTGAACTTGTTTCCGTTGTAGATAACATCCACACCACCCACTGGCATCACATAAACAGGTCCCACGAAACCAGCAGCACGATATTCTGCCACTGCTTGATCAGCTTCAGCAAAATGTTCAGGAGAATCCACTACGAACTTCAGATAAGCAAATCCGTAATTTTCATAGGAAGCCACAACGTCAGGTTTGATAGCATCACTCCAACTCTCACCACTTGCGCTGAGTTTGGGACTTACGCTAAACGTGAAACACGAGTCGCCTTCAAACTGACCAGTGATACACCTGCCCAAGTCCTGATGAATTTTTTGTGTACCGTTGGTTTCAAAAGTCACATTGCGTAATCCATGCGTGTTTTCATTGTCCAAAATCGCAGGGTACATACTCTGCCAGCCCAGCAAAGGTTCACCGCCT